CTGGGCTTGCGGAGATTCAGGGCGATCTCTTCGTCATTGAGGCCGAGCTTGCCTTGCAGATCGTGCAGCCAGCGGACGGCGGTGATTTGCTCGGCGGTGAGGCCGGAGTGCTCGAGGGTGGCGATGAGGATGTCGCCGCTGATCCGGGCGCCGCGCTGTGGGGCGACGGTGCGGTTCAGCGGGACGGACGGGATCGTGGCGACGGTGGAGTGGATGGATTCCATGGGTTGGCGGGTGTGGGCTTGGCGGGTGGGCTCTAAAGGATGCTGCTGAGGTCGGGGGCCGGTGGGCGGGAGTCCGAGGTCGGAGGTCGGGAGTCGGAAGTCGGCTCGCAAGGCGTGGAGAGGAGCGATTCGCGGTCGGCGGAGGTGACATTGCGCACGCGGCGGGTGAGGGCGCGGGCTTCGGCTTTTTCTTCGTCGGTGATTGGGGCGCCGTTGGCGACTCGGGTGTTGTGGGCGCCTCGGCGGGCGACTTCGTTGTGCCAGTCGGCATGGCGCTCGCGGACGGGTTGCAGGCGCTCGGCACGGCGGCTGCCGGCGTGGCCGTAGGCTTCGAGGACGGCGGCTTGATCGTTGGGGTTGATCCGCTCGGCGCGGGGGGCGATGCCGAGGAAACGGTCTTTCGTGTCCTTCACGAAAATGGTTTCCGGGGCGAAGGCGTTAAAGACGATCTTGTAGTCGCCTTCGGGCAACTCGCAGACGGTGCCGTCTGGACGAAGGACGCGGGCTTCGTAGATCTGCGGGCCGTCGAGCAGGGCGAGGCGGGTGTCTTCGACGGTGATATAGGCGCGGGTGAGCGAGCGCGGGCGGATGGCGTGGACGGCTTCGGCGGCTTTGCCATCGGCGGCGATGAGTTCGCAGGCGAGATAGCCAGGCAGGCGCTTGATGCGGCCATTGGCTTGGGCTTCGCGTTGCTGGCGGTCCCACACATCCCAACGGCTGAGCTTGCGACGGACGACCATGGCGGCGGGATCCCGCTGCGCGAGGGCGAGGATCTCGTTGCGCTCGAGCGGCGGGAGCGCGAGGAGATCCTGCTCGGCGAGGGCAACGTCGCTGCCGGCGTGGAGGCGGTAGGCGAGCGCGTAGTAGCCGAGGGCTTCCCAGCCTTCGAGGTCGTGATCGTGGGAGAGGTTGAGCTGATCGATGCACGCATTGGCTCGCGGGAGGAAGCCGGTGGTGAAATCGAGCAGCGGAAAATCGAGGTGCGCGGCGCGCTCGGGGCCGAGATCAGCGGCGAGCTTGATGAGCTTATCCGCCTCGGCGAGCTGGCCGGCGAGATACTCGGGCTCTTTCAAGTAGTGGCTGCCCTTGTGCCCTGGCTGGTTGGCGAGGGAGCGCGTGAGCAGGTTGTGCCAGCTTTCGAGGTGGGGTTTTTTATTGGGGTTGCCGCCGGACTTGCCGCGGAACGGGGCGACCTGGCGGCGGGAGCGATCTGGCGGGAACTCGACGCGGACTTTGCCGCCGGTCATTTCGTGGATCAGCTCAACGATTGAAGCATCGAGGGTGAACGTGCCGCCTTCGACGACGAGGACGGTGCCGTGCTGCTGATCGTAGCCGTGGTTGGCGAGGTAGGCGGCGGTGAAGAGGAGCGCGTGAGCTTTCTTCCATTTGTCGGTGACGTCGTCGGCGCGTTCGTAGCTGGGCTTGAAGCGGGCCATGGGGACGCAGCCGGAATGGACATCGAGCGCGGCGAGCTGGAGAGGCTTGCAGTGGATGATGCGGGAGCCGTTGCCGAAGATGCAGCGGAGGTCGGGCTCGTAATCGTCGAACTCAATGCGCTGGCCGACGAGCAGCTCGCGGCGGGAGGTGAGGACTTGCGGGAGCATCGAGCGGGCGCCGCCGAGGCCGCGGCGCACGATGAGCAGTTCCGCGCGGGAGGGTTTGTGCTCGAGGAGATTGTTATAGGACCAACCGGCGGGCTCGTCGGAACCGTTGCGCGGGAGCGGGGCGAAGTCGTAACCGGGGATGGCCTTGGTGGCGTCGCCCCGGCGCCAGGCTTTCCATTGGAGGATGAGTTCGCGGTGCGCGGCCTTGATGCCGCCGGGGTGGCGTTCGCAGCGGCGCTTCCATTCGCGGAGGAAATCGGCGGGCAGGAGTTCGGTGCCTTCGGAGATCTTCCAGCGGTTGGTATCGACGAGGGTGCGCCAATTGTAGCCGCTCTCGACGTATTCACTGACGAGGTTGCGCAGGCGCTTGACGGAGATGACCAGCAGGCGGGCGTGATACTCGGCGGTCTGGGTGAGGCGGACGCGCGGGGCGTTTTCCTTGCGGAGATCGAGGATGGATTGGACGGCTTTGTAGCGGAGTCGGACGTCGGCGCGGGCGGCGTCGGGCAGCGCGGCGAAGACAGTTTCTTCGCCGGGGATGAGGGCGAGCGTCGCGGTGGTGGTGTGGGCTGCTAGGGCGGCGTTCATTGCGGTTTTTTGGCCACGGATGGACACGGATTTTCACGGATCTGGGCGGGGGTGCTCATTGGCGGAGGTCGTCCATGTAGTTGAGGTTTGCCTCGTGCGCGGGCGTGACGGGGTGGCAGGTGGGGCACGAGAGACGGGTGGCTAGGCGGTAGCCGTGCGGGCAGGTGTTGGCGGCTTCGCCGGTGGGTTTGGGCAACGGGCTGGAAAGCCCGTTCTCCCCTCGGCACTCGCCTCGCTCGTGGCGTTGAACTGCGCCAGGGACGGTAGCGTCGAAGTGGGTGCCGCATTCGCGGCAGAAGCAGCTCCTCACTTGCGGGAACCTTTCGTTTCTTTGGCGGTGGCGCGGATCTCTGCGAGCTTGGTGGCGAGCAGCTCGACGGCGGCTTCGAGGGTGCCGAGGAAATGCTTGGGCAGGTGGGCGAAGCTGGCGGTCTCGAGGATTTGCAGGATGCCGCTTTCGACGGGGCGGCAGATGTCGATGGCTTCCTGCTCCTCGGGATCAGCGGCGTTGCGGGCGTCCCACTCCTCGGCGCTCCAGCCGATGGGGGGTTCGTTGCTGGCGTTCTTGGAGTCCTGGCCGTTGTCGCCGGTGCCTTTGCCAGTCTTCTTCCCCTTCCCGCCTTTGATGCCGAAGTCGAGGGCGAGCTGCTCGTAGGTTTTGCCGTCCGTGATCTTGCGGATGGTTTTGAGGAGCTGCTTGCGGTCGGCTTCGCTGAGATCGCCCGCGGGCTTGTCGAGCAGGGCGCGGATGGCTTCCTCGCCGTTCTTGAGCAGGTGGCTCTTGGCGGCTTTGGCGAGGGCCATGTAACGCTCGGCGGAACGGAGCGGAACGGCGGGGCAATTGGCCTTGAGCCAATCCGGAAAAGTGACGGGCTTTTCATCCGTGGCGGGAATATCCGCCAATTGGCGGTTTTTACCGGGACGGCCCCGGCGCTCGCCGAGGGCGGCGTTGGCGTCGTGGAGTTCGACGCCGAGGATCACGGCCCAATTGCCCGCTTGATTGAGGCAGCCGCCGAGGGCGTCGTGGGCTTCGTTGATGCGCTTGGCGCGGTCTTCGAGGGCGATGACGAGGGGCTTCGTTACTACCACGGCGGGCACGGCGACCACGGCGACCGCCACGGGTGATGAAGGGGCGGCGGGCATTAGAGCGTGCCCTCCGCGGTCTGGCGATCGATGACCATGGTGAAGACTTTCTCCATGTTGCGGAGGCCTTGCAGTTGGCTGGCAAGTTCGTTGAGCGCTTCGGTGTGGCCGTTCTCTTGATGCGGCGGGACGATCATCCGCTTGAGGTTCGTGATGAGGTGCTCGACTCCGTTGATCGCGCCGGTGAGCGCGAGCTGGGTGGTCATCGCGTGGACGTGGTCCGTGAAGCGCGGGATCGTGGGCGCGGCTTGGGTGAGAGTTTTGGGACTAGGCATGACTTTCGGTGAGTGGGTTGCGGGATTCGGGGGCGGGAGCGGCCAAGCTGGGGCTTGGCGTTCCCAGGGGCGCGGGGCGCGGCGCGATTGCGGGGGTGGGTTTCTTTTTGTCGCGGCGCTTGGGGGCGGTGCCGTGGACGTGATATTTCGTCCCCTCCTTGGCGCCCTTTTTTGTGACGCGGGCTTTGACCGTCATGACGACTTGCAGGACTTGCTCGGCGGTGCAGTCCATGACATTGCAGCCGAAGCGGTCTTGCGCGATGGCGTCGGCGTAGGCGGGGGTGAAGCCGTTTTCGCAAAGGAGCGTGCCGAGGTTGTGGCGCGCCTGGCGGAGATCCTCATCGGTGGCGCGGAGATGGGTGTTCATCGCCCGGCCGGTGGCGCCTTCGAGCGTCTCGAAGTGGGCTTTGATCGTGAGGTATTGGGAGTTGCTCGCGGTGCTCAGGCCCTCGGCGGCACCGTTCGTGGCGATGGCGACCTGGGCGCGGCGGAACTCGGCCTCGGTGCCGGGCTGGCCGAGCTTCTGCCAGGCGCGGCGGGCGTCCTTGGAGAGGTAGAACTTTTGCTTGTTGGAGAGCGGGCCGTTCATTTCCGCCGCCCCCCTTGGTGGTAGATAGCCCAAAGCAGCCACAGGGTCGCCCATTGAGGGCTGCCATGGAGCGTGCAAACGACCGCGGAGATGATGCAGAGGTCTTTCATTGGGCGAGTTCGATGGCGGCGCGGATGAGACTGAGGACGAATGCGGCGAGGACGGCGAAGGTGCCGAGCAGGACGATCGCGAAGGCGACGGGGCTGCGACTCAGATGCGACGTGTGGCGGCGCATGGTTAAGCCGTCCTCCTTTTGTATTCCTTGGAGACGCCTTCCAGGATGAGGCCGAGCATCTTGGTGCACTTCACTGCGTTGATGGCGGCGATGAAGCGCTCGGCCTGGGTGATGGGATCGAGCTGGCAGGTGCTCGCGATGTAGAGCAGGAGCGAACGGCGGGAGATGAGCAGCTCGCGGCGCTCGCCTTTGATCTGCTTGTAGCGGATCTCGAGCTTGTGCGATTCCGTGGCGAGGTAGGTGACGGAGTCCGCGGAGAGATCGAGAATCCGGGCGGCCTGCGTGGTGACGAACCACTCGACGCGGGACGGGAGAACCCAGTCGAAGAAACCCTGCTCCAACCGCTCGCGCTGCCATTTGGTCAGCTCGGGCGGGGTGTAGTTCGGCAGGGTCTGCTCTTCGTTGGTGGCCGTCTCGCGCATGGGGTTAGGCGTTGCTAGCCTCCGGTGGGCGCGCGCATCGTCGGCCGATGACCGAGGACGACACGCACCAGGCGTTTGAAGCGATGCTCGAGCGCATGCTCAAAGCGAACTGGCTGGAGCGCTTCATCTTCGCCGAGGGCAAGGGCTGGCACCTCGGCTGGTCAGAACATGGTGTGGAGCAAGCGGACATCCTGAAGCGGATTTCAGACACCCTGGGACTTGCGGACGATCACGCTGCCCGCGCAGTTGCGTTTCACGTATTCGCGAAGGGCGGAGCTACCACCGGGAGTGCGGCTTTTGACTGTCTCCCGAACTTTATCGCAGAGCGTTACCGGGAGTGCATCGAGGAGCTTGAAGAACTTCATGACCTCGGGGTTTTGAGCGGTGATGAAGTGAGGATTCTTTTTCATTTAGTTGAGGAGTTTGGGCCGGATGAGGAGACGCCGAGCGCGGATGGTTAGGCGGCGGCGCGATCGGCGAGGCGGTTGGCGCGGGCTCGGGCGCGACGGAGTTCGAGGGAGCGCTTGCCGCGATAGAGGGCGTTGCTGAACTGGAAGACGCGGTCGCGGAGGGCGCCGCGATCGAGCGCGCAATCCAGCGTGATCAACAGGCAAAGCAGCCCGTGCCGTTGCGCGTCACTTCCGCTGAGATGGCGATAGGTGTTTACGGATGCGAGTTGGCCAAGGATCCGCGCGCGGGTTTCGACGAGGGCGGACTCGGCGTTTTTGAGGGCGATGGTGGCTTTGACCGCTTTCGGTTTAGTAGATGGGCGGTCCATCTTCGCTTCGCTTCGGTTCATTTGTGGTTCACGGGACGCGGGTGGAGTCGATGACGTAGCGGAGGCGGGCTTGGGCGCTGGGGTCGGACCGCCGACCGGAGAGGACGGCGAGGGCCGTGTCGTAGGGAACGCCAGCGCGGCGCGCTCCGCAATGGAGAGCCAGCGCAGCTCGAGCTTGGCGCGGAGTTCACGGATCGCGAGGGGTGGGACTTTGCTGTTGGGCATAGAGGGGTCATTGGGGGGTGGGGCTGTTCGAGGCCGAGAGGCGTTCGAGGAAGTTGAGTTGGAGCGATTCGGCGCTCCGCATTGCGTCGGCGATGCGTGCCACTTCGGCGGCCCACGCATTGAGCCCAGCGGCGCTAGCAAGGGTCGCGAGCGCATCAAGCATGGGGAGTTTCTCTTCAGGGTCCGCGGCGCTTATCAGCGCAGAGGCTACCGCAATGAACGCGGTTTCCGAATTCACGCGGCCACCTCCCCTGGAATTGCGGCGCTTACAATCAGCGAACGCAATGCGCTTAGCTTCTGAGGGTCAATGACCCTTCCGTTCAGGATCTTCGAAGCGAGCGTGATTTCGATACGCGCCCCCTTGGCGACCTTCGTGAGCGTCAGGTCCTTGAGGACCATCTCTGCCTTGAGTTGACGCAACGAAAGCGGCTTTGAAGGGAGCTTTCTGCGCGGGCTTGAGCGCTTGGGCATACGCAAACAGTAAGCGCCAAGGGTTTGCGGGTGCAAGAAAATCTTTGCACAAATGTTTGCGACCGCTCACCCTCAGCGACGCATGGTCAGAACTTCGACGTTCGGACAACGAATATTGCGCTTGGTCGACGCGGTGGGATCGCGTCGCGGATTCGCGCGTTTAATAGGAAACTCCGACGCTGCGGTGATGATGTGGGAGAGCGGATCAAATCCGTATCAGAAGACGATGGATCGGATCGCTGAGCGCACTGGAGTTTCGCTCGCCTGGCTGAGAGACGGACGCGGGGAAGATGACAAAGAAGTTCAAAAGTTCCGAGAGCGATTGAACATTTATGGAGAAACTGTGACGGAGAGCGTAGTCCGCGAAGAACCTTCCCTTACCTCCGAACAAATGGAATGCCCCTTGCATCTCCCTCCTGCGAACAGCGCAGAACTTGCACTCGACCATGCCGCTGGGCAAATGGATAGCCAGAGCATCGCATCGCTCATCCAAAAGACCGTTAGAGATGAGCGGATTGAAAAGAACGACCGCTACCGGATGGCGAAACGCCTAGCAGCCTTGCTTGTGCACAAGCTTGCGGACGAAGCGCCGTCCGACCACCACCCCCACGGAAAATCGTGAGCACTCAGCCCCCCACCGTTTACCGCGTCTCACTCAACGACGAGGCTCACGTGCCGATGACAGCGGAGCAGATCCGCGGGGCTTATCGGGCGGGGACGATCAATAACGCCACGCTCGTTTGGCGCGACGGGTTGGACCGATGGTTGAAGTTGACCGCGATCGCCGACGAGATGGAGTTGCAGATCGTAGAAGAGGCGCATCGACTCGCTGCGCGACCTCCTTCGATCGACGAGGCGAGGGCGCAGATCGGCAGTGCAGTGATCGTTGCGCAGAGGAAAAAGGCGTCTAGCGCTGGTATATGGGTGATAGCGATCCTCGGCGTGCTGCTAGTGGGCGCGATCCTGATGCCAGGTGGAGCTCGGTGGGAAGAGATCAGGGAGACCCGGAAGTTGGAGAACCTTGCTAAGGAAGCCGTTCTCCGATCGCTGAAAGCGCCCAAGACGGCGGATGTCACGCACTTGGCAACGGAGCGAGAAAAAGGATCAGTCTTCATCCAAGGTTACGTCGATGCGGAAAACGGATTCGGCGCGATGATTCGCTCAAAGTGGTGTGTGCAATTTACGCGTGATGGCGCGAGCAGTTGGAAGGCTACCTACTTCGAACTCGACGGGAAGAAAGAGGGGACGTTGCGTTAAGTGAACACGGGCGCGGGGATCTTTGAGGAGGGGCCTTTGCATTCGCCGGATGATGCGCTGCCGGTGGATTGCTACCGGGTGAAGGCGTTTTATGCGGAGCGCGCGGATGGGATGCGGACGGTCGAGATGGCGACTTGCGACCAGGGGAAGTGGTGGGGGCCGTATCACAAGGCGGAAGCGCCGGTGGCTTGGCGGCAGGTGCGTGATCGGCGGATGACTGTTGGGGATCGGCAGGGGGAGGCGTGAACGGGGTGCGGGGGGCGTTGCATTCGGAGGTCGGAGGTCGGAGGTCGGCGATGCACCTCCCGAGGCTCACACCCGGCGCCCTGGTGGACGCCGCTCCGAGTGGCGTTTCTGACGCTCCTTAGGCTGATCCTTTTTCACGACTTGCAAGCGGTTAGGCGAAGACGCCGGATGTCGGAGGTCGGCAGTCGGAGGTCGGTGCGCAGGCGAAAGGGGTGAATCGCTTTCGGGAGAGAAGGCGAGCGGGGCTGGCCGTGTTTTTGTTCCGCTGGCTCCGCTCACTCCGCTGGCCCCGAACCGCTTTCCCGATGGGTGTGGCACAACCTCGGCCACATGAGCGGAGCCAACCAAACCGGTGCGGAAAAAGCAAGACCTGAGGTGCAGGGTGTTGGCTCGCGGAACGATCACCAAAAACACGACGACCATGTAAATCACGCGGGCCGGGCGCGCACTTCTGATGGGGGGTGCGCGCCCATTCGCGCGGCGGCGGGAGGGCTTCGCTAAAATGGCCGGGGCTCAAGGCGTGCTGACTGCGGCGGAGGGGGCGATCCGCCGACTGCAGACGGCAACAGGCGGCGCGGCAGAAGCGCTCGCGGCGTTGGCGCAGTTCGCGGACTTTGACGCCACGCAAGGCACTTGCGAGCAGCCGAGGGGCTCAAACCGCGGCGCGACGCTCGCGAAGTTTTTCGCCGCTGATTCTTACAAGCCAGCGGGCAAGGATGAGGGATACCCTTGGTGCGCGGCGGCGGTCTCTTACTGGGTGGCGCGGTGGTTGAATGAGTGCCCGATCGCGAAGGATTACTTCGGCCACATTCCCCCGCCTCGGACGGCGCGGGCTTTCGGCCTTTCTGAGTGGGCGATGACCGGATCGGGCAAGGGATGCTTTCAGATCATCACGCCGAGCATGCTGCAAACGAAGCAGACGAAGGCGATGGCGGGCGACATCTCCGTCCTTGAGTGCTCGCACTGCGGCATCGTGATCGCGGGTGGGTTTACAAACTTCGCCTGCGTGGAGGGCAACACGGATCGCGCGGGATCGCGTGACGGCTGGGAAGTGGCGAAGCGGCCACGGACACCGAGCGAGATCCGCCACCTCCTGCGGTTCATCCCGAGGGCTATGCCGGTATGAGCCACGCGAATTTAGCCACGGATGGACACGGATCTGCACGGATGACGCGGCAGGACCGAGGGGTGTTGCGGGCGCGGTTTGCGGACGTGGGGCCTTGGTCGGTCGGGGCTTGGGTCACGCTGATCGTGATGGCGCCGGTGGTGTTGGTGTTCGCGGCTTTCCTGAAGGTCTTTGTCTCTTTCCGTCCCGCGCCGGATCGGTCGCCAGGCTATTCGCCAGCACATTCCAAGGCGGCAGCGCGGCTCTTTCTTTTCTTCGGTGCTTTAGCTGGCACCCTTGTGTCGGCGCCTGCCCTGGCCGGTGGGGCGTCGACACCCTTTCTTTTGGTTGGTAACCCGGTGTCGCCGGCACAGGCGGCACCGGGTGCAGCCAAGCTGGGGCTTGGCGTTCCCACGGGCGGACTGGCGGCGGCGGATCCACACCTTTTGGAAAACCTTGGGTGGATGCTGGGCGGGGCGGCGACGGTGGCGACGGGGATTGCGGCCTGGCGGAAGCTGCTCGGCATTCCGGAGAAACCGCAGGAGCGGACGATCATGGGGCAACCGCTCTCGATCACCAGGGCGCCGCATTACGCGACGGTGGAAGAGTTCGAGAAGCTCGAGGCGGACCTGAAGAGCCTGCGCTCGGAGATGGTCTCGATGGAGCGGCGGGTGGGGCAGGACATGGACACGCATTTCAAGGATCTGGATCGGAAGCGCAGCGATAGCATCGGCGCCCTGCACCGGAAGATCGACGAAACGAACCGGGCAGTCGGGGCGACGGAAAGCAACATCAAGCTCCTGCTCGGCGAGGTGCGCGGGCAGCTCGCGGAACACAGCCGGAAACCACGATGAATCTCGAACGCATCATCCTGCACGTCCTCAAGGAAGCGCGGCCCGGCATGCTCAAGGGCAAGATGCTCTTTGCGCTGGTGAATGCCGACACCCAAAGCTCGGAAGCGGTGACCAAGTCGGACTTGGACGAAGCGCTCTCGCGGTTGCAGCACAAGCCAGGCGGCCCGCAGGTCTTTGGCACCTCGGGCGAGGACGACAAGAAATGGAAGATCACCGCCGAGGGGATGGCCCGGCTGAGCGAGTAAGCGACTCACGTGAATGAGCAATTCCACCATACTCGAAACGCGGGACGCGATGATCGCGGGCGGGGCGCTGCGCACGGACTCGAAGGTGCGCAATCTCTCGCCGGAACATTTCGAACAGGTGATCGAATGGTGCCTGCAGGGGGTGCCGATGGTGCGAGTGGTGGAGCTTTGCAAAAAGGAACTGAACCTCCCGCCGGCAAAAACACCTTCGCAATCTGCGCTGTATGCTTTCTGGCGCTCCTTTGGGCCTTTCTGGTTGGCAGCGAGGCGGCGCGTGGCGGCCGAGGCGGCAAGGAAGGCGGGCGAGGATGCGCGGCAATCGCCGGTGGATTGGAAGCAGGCGAATGCCGATGCCATCGAGCAGATCACTTACGAGCTGCTGAGCGATCCGAACCTCGACCCGAAGTCGGTGCGGGCGTTTGTGACGGCGACGCTGAAGCTGCGGGACCAGGATCTGGCGGGGCGGAAGCTGACGCTGATGGAGCAGAAGCTCGGGGAAGCGAAGCAACTGCTCGAGAAATCCAAGAGTGCGGGCGAGTTCACGGAAGAGGATCGCGCAGCGGTGCTCGCGGCCGTGGACGAAGCGATGGGGCTCAAGAAGCGCTGATGGCCGCGATCCTTCCAGCTCTCGGCATCGACAGCGACAAGGCGCTCGATCGCTACTTCCTCCCTTACCAGCGGCACTGGATCATGGACCCTTCGCGGCAGCAGCTCGCGGAGAAGAGCGTCCGCATCGGGTGGACTTACGCGGACGCCTTCAAGAACGTGCGCAAGCGGCTGCAGACGTCGCGCCGGGATTATCTCTTCACCACGAAGGACCAGGGCACCGCGTTTGAATATGTGAAGACCTGCGAGCAGTTCGCCGAGATCTTCAACCTCACAAAATCCATCCTCTCGCGAGGGATCGAGACTTACCAAGTGCCCGACGCGAACCGGCCTGGCTTCACCGAGGAGGTGAAGGTCGGCGTGATCAAGTTCGACAACGGCTCGCGGATCCTCGCCTTCTCCTCGAATCCCAACGCGCTGCGCGCTTACGGCGGCGACGTGGGATGGGATGAAGCGGCGTTCCACCAACGCGCCGAGGAATGCTGGGCGAGCATGGCGGGCCGGGTGATGTGGGGCTACGACGTCTCGGCGTGGTCCTCACACAATGGGCCGGACACGCTCTTCAACACGTTCGTCGGGGAAGCGCAGCGGAACATCGGCGGGTGGTCCTACTACCGGGTGACTCTCACGGACGCCGTGGAGATGGGGCTCGTGGAGAAGATCAACGAGACGCGCGGCACGGACTTCACGCGCGAGCAATTCATCGCGGACTGCGAACGGCGTTGCCGCCTGCCCGAGATCGCGCAGCAGGAGCTTTACTGCAACCCTCAGCGGACCAACTCGAACATCGTGCCGTGGTCGGTGCTGAACCTTTGCAAGGAAGGTTACCGGGATTACTGCCGGAATCATTTCGAGGCGAAGACGATCGGGGAAATCTTCGGGGAGCTGAAGCCAGGCCGGGCCGAGGAAGCGGAGCGGAGCAACCGCATCGCCCGCTGGATCGAGAGCCTCTATAGCCAGGTCTTCGCCAAGCCGCGGCAGTATCGCCTCGGGTTCGACGTGGCGGCGAGCGGCCAGGGCGACATGGCGGCGATCTACGTGGACGGCAAGGAAACGGACGCGAACCGACTGCGCGCGCTCTTCACATGCCGGACGGAGGATTGGAACTTCCTAAAGTCCGTCCTCTTCACGTTTATGCGCCGCTTGCCTTCCGTGAAGGCGGCAGGCGACGAAACCGGACTGGGCCGCCAGATCTGCTGGGAAGCGGCGCGCGAGTTCCCCGGCCAATTCGATCAAGTCAACTTCTCCAGCGAGAAACACGACATGGGCTTCGCGCTCATGAACCGGCTTTCCGAACACACCAAGCGATTCCCCGAGGCCGAACCCGATGTCGTGCAGGACTTCTTCGCGATGCAAAAGATGTTCCAGGGCAAGCGCTGGCTCTTCTCGGAATCCAAGAACGCGCTGAATCCCTACAGCCATTGCGACATCGCATGGGCGGGCGCACTGGCGGACCGCGCCGACGAGAGCGGCCTCGGGACACCCACAGTCATCGTTATCTGACCCCGTGCATGGACTACTTCAATTTTTTAGCCACGGATGGACACGGATCTACACGGATGCGGATCCAAGGCCGTTGCCGCCGAAGCCGGGACAACCAGACCGTCCGGATCGAATCCCGAAGCCGGGAGAACTTCCGCGTCCGGGCAAGCCTCCTAGGCGGCCCGTGCTCGCGTTCGATGGGGTGGATGGTCTCCAAAACGGCTCCGGCGCGTTTGCAGGGCGGTTCCGCTCGATTGCAGACGGGGGGAAATCGGGACGGAACATCGGCTTTGCGGTCGTCCTGGGGGTTATCTGGATTCTATGCGGGGCAGTGCCGAGCTGGGGCTCGGCGTTCCGGGGAGGTGCGCGCTTGAACTTCGGGGCTTCCAACTTCACCCACCTTGGGGCGCCGAGTGGCGAGATCACGCCGATGAGCGGGACGGTGAAATCCATGGGTTCCTGGCAGCGGATGTGGCTGGCGGGGCGGGAGGATTCCGGACAAGGGGGGTCAACGATGCTCTCGCGGCCGCAGGAGCAATCGACCTGGGTGCTCGCGGCGATCGATCTCGTCGTCGGGCAGATCACGCCCTTGCCGCTCGTGTGGACGGCGAATGCGGAATCGCACGAAGCGCTGGCTTCGAACACGGACCGGGCGGCCTTCTGGGCGGAACCGGGCCGGACGCGCGCCGGCGGGCTGCGGTTGTGCGACGTGATCGAACTGGCCGGCGCCTGGCTGAAGCTGCGCGGGATCTGCCACTTCATCTTGGATGACACCTGGCTTTCGGCACGGGGCACTCGGCGGAATCCTTTCATCCTGGCGCGGCCGGATCGGATGCGCCCGATCGAAGATTCGCCGGGTGGCGACCTCGTCGGGTGGACGTGGACGGATGCGAGGGGGCGGCAGCATCCCCTCATCGCCGACCAGGTCGTGACGGTGCGGAAGGCCAACCCACTCGACGAGATCGGCGGGCTTTCCTCCTACAGCGCGGCGAGTGTGGCGGCCGAGGCCGACGTGGCCGCGGGGAACTTTGCGAAGAATGTCTCCGCAGCGAATGGGCAGAAAGGCGAATACATCATCGCCGAGGGCGGCTCCCCTACTCAGGAGCAGCGGGAGCAGATCGTCGCGGCATTGCAGGAAAAGAAGCGGCGGGTGCGCAATGGCGACTTCGCCCCGGTGTTTCTCTCGGGCGGGTTGCGCGTGGAGGAAGCGAAGATCTCAGCAGTCGACGCCGCGTTTGTCTCGCAGCGGATCGAGAACCGGCACGAGATCTATGCGGCGATGGGCGTGCCGATGTCCCTCGCGGACGTGAAGGCGGCTTACTCAATTGGCGCGGACTCCGATGCGCGCCAGCTCGTGCAGGGCGCCTCCATGCCGCTGGCCGAGAAACTCACGGCGGCGTTTGCCAAGATCGAGACCCTGCGCACGCGGCAGATGATTCATGCCGAGTTTAAGTGGGCGGACCATCCGGTGATCCAGGCGCTGATGATGGAGAAGCTCGAAGCGGCCGGGAAGCTGGCCGATCGCGGCGTGCCGATGCGGATCGTGAATGAGACGCTCGGCCTTGGGTTGCCGCGGTTCAAAGGGGATGACGTGGGCTTTGTGCCGTTTGGCGTGCAGCCGATCGAGGACGCCATTGGGGGCGGGGATGCGGAGGAAACCACGGCGGGCCCGGCGACCACGGCGGACGATACATGGACGAAGCTGGAAGATGCAGAGGTTGTGCAGAATGGGTTTCTCCAGCTTGCAGACACTTTGCAGAGGGCGATCGAGGATCGAGCAGAGAAGCGGGTGACGCTCGCGCTGCCGTCAACGTCCAACGTCCAACGTTCAACATCCAACATCCAAGGGGAAGATGGCGCTGGCGCGGTGATTCAACTGGGGGCACGGTCGCGGGCGAATCTTTGGAATCGGCACCAATCGAAGCGGGCCCCGTTTGAGCGGAAGCTTGGCGCGGGGTTGCGCAAGGTCTTCGGGGTGGCGCGCGGGAAGGTTCTCGCGGCGCTTGCGGGCGCGGCAGGGATGTCGGAGGTCGGAGGGCTTCAGGCGGAGGTCGGAAGTCGGGGGTCGGAAGTTGGAGGGAAGACCAAGGCGGGCGCGTATGACTTCGTTTTGGACCTCGGCGATCTGCAGGAGGATATGTGGAAGGCCACGAAGCCGGTGTTGCAGGGGGCGCTTTCCAAGGCGGGCAACGAACTGATGGCGGAGATCGGCGTGGATGATCCGTTCACCATGGCGCCGAAGGTCGCGAAGAACTTCCTCGACGTCCGCGAGAACCGAATCAAGGACGCGGGGAAGGAAGTCTACGACCAGATCACCTCCACGCTCAAAGAAGGGTTTGATGCAGGCGAGACGATGGACGAACTCGCCGAGCGGGTGCGCGAGAAGTTCGCCGGGATTTCGAAGCGGCGCGCGGAAACCATCGCCGCCACCGAGACCGCCAGCGCTTACGGCGTGGCGCGGCACGCAGCCATGGAGCAGGCGGGCATCACCCACAAGGAATGGCTCACCGCCAAAGACGATCGCGTGCGCGCCGAGCACGCGGCGATGGATGGGGTGATCGCGGCGCTCGATGAGCCGTATGTGCTCGATGATGGCACACAACTGATGCACCCGGCGGAAGAGGGCGGACCGCCGGAGCACGTGATCAATTGCCGGTGTGTCTCGATCGCGGCGCTGAAGGCTGAAGACAACGAGGAGGGTTCTTAGCCACGGATGAACACGGATGAAACACGGATGACGCGACGGGGAGATAGCTCCGTTTCGACTACGATCATCGATTGTGCTCGGTGCGGGAGTCGTCACGAGGCTTTGAAGTTCGCGGGCTTCACCATGTCCTGTGGCGACCTGACTCATTGGGCGCTTTGCCCGACGTCAGGGGAACCGGTCTTGCTGAAAATCGCGAAGGCTAGACGTGAACTCGTGGGCGTCCGGGGGACGCTGAGTAATCCCGTTCCGATCTGGGCGGAGACTTCCGAGATCCAGCGCGAGGCGGACGTGGCGCTCGAGCGGATGATTGCGCGCAGCAAGGCCAGGGATGCAGAGGATCTGAAAGCGCAGTGCGGCGGCTACCGGGTGCCTCCTGCGTCGATCGATGAGGTGTTTCGGCGGGCGGCGATCGAGGTGCTTGCGGGGCTCCTCTTCCTGAGCGGGTTGGGCGTGGTGATTTATTTCTCGGTTTTGAAACTCGCTGAAAAATTGCCATGAGCTCGACTGTCCGCCTTGCCCTTCCTGCCGTTCCGAAAGTCCTCTCTGCTGCTGAGCGGACGGTGCAATTCATCGCGAGTTCGCAGGCGCTGGATTGCTACCGCGACATTGTGCGCGCGGCGGGGTGGCGCTTTGACCGGTTTCAAAAGAACGCGCCTTTTGTCGATTCCCACAACTACGCCTCGGTGGGATGCCTGCTCGGCAATGTGACGGGGTGGCAGGTGCAGGCGGACAAGCTCGTGGAGGATGTGAAGTTCATCCCTGAGGGTTTAAGCGGACTGGCGGACTTTGCGTGGAAGATGGTGGAGACGGGGTTTCTCCGCGCGGTTTCCGTGGGGTTCATGCCGCTGAAGGTTCGCTCGCGTTGGCGCGATGAGAAGGACTTCGCGGCGGCCTGCGTGGAACTCGGACTCTCGGCAGAAATCGCGGCGCAGTGCGCGTGCATCCACTGGGAACAGGACCAGACGGAACTGAGCGCGGTCCTGATCGGCGCGAACCCGGAGGCGGTGGCCAAGGCACACAGTGCGGGCGCGCTGACCCTCGAAGACTTTGCGAAGCTCGGCGTCGGAGAAGACGACGTGAGCTTCATCCATGAAGCAGCGGACGGATGGGGCCAGGCCACGCCGATCCTCCGTCGCCAGATCCGAGGGGAGCTCCGCGCGATCCTCGGCAAGACACTCACCACGACCAGCCCAACCACGGGAAACCCGCCGGCCAACCAGTCGAAGCACGCCGACGCCGCCGGGAACGAAAAGCGCGCTGCCCAACGGAAGGAAGTGGCCGTGGCCCTTCGCGGATTCACCGCGGAGATCAACCGCTGCGCAGACGCCATCCCGGCGGAAGCGCAGCAAACCTCGAAATAAACGACACCATGAGTCTGAAACAATTCACGGCGCTCAGCGCCATCCTGCTCGCTGGCGCGGGCAACCACGCGCTCGCAAACGGAGCCGGGAGCAGCGGACCGCAACGGCCGCTCCATAAGCCAAGCTTTGGCGTCAACGCCATCTTTGGCCCTGCCCCACTCACCCTGCACGAGGCGCCGGATGATGCCGTGCTCCTCAAGGCGGTGAGGGACGCGGGGGACCAGATGAAGACGCTCACCACGAACGTCGACAACTGGCAGAAGGAAAACAAGAAGGCCCTCGAGGACCTCACGACGGCGAAGAACAAGCACGCGGACGACTTCGACCTGCTGAACAAATCCCTCAAGCAGGTGCAGCTCGCCATGCACCGCGAGCGGATGATGATGATCGGCAACCCCGTGCAACGCATCTCCGCGGACGAAGAGCAGCGCACCCTGCTCAACGCGATCGTGCGGACGATGACCAAGCAGCCGCTGAACGCTTCGCAGAACGAAGTGATGAAGGCGCTCGCGGAAGGCAGCTCGCCGGGCTCGCTCGGGCTCGTCACCGCGCTGAACAAGAACATCTACGATCTCCTGCCGGACTACGGGATCTGGAACACGCTGGCCGTCGAGCCGGTCGGCACCCTCACCACGAACTTTGTGGTGGATACGGTGGACCCGATCGCGCAGTTCATCGACGAAGCGGGCGCGATCGCAGACGACACCAACATCGCGGGCACCTCGGTGGCCGCGACGGTGAAGAAGATCGCGGTGCTGGTGAAAATCTCCCGCGAACTCCTCCAGGATTCGGAGTTTGACGTCACCGGGAGGCTGCTCGTGAAGATCGCGCGAGCCATCGCCTACCGCTTTGACTTCGCGGCCTTCCGCGCGGATGGCACGGCGGACGCGACCAACGGCGGCGCCACGGGCGTGTTTAACTTTGGCACGGTCTATACCGCGGCCTCGGGGAACACGACCATGGAGACCCTCGACTTCGAGGACTTTACCTCGACGATCATGACGCCGGACGTGGCCGCGCTCTCGCGGATGTGCCGTTGGTGGATGCACCCACACATCCTCGTGCGCTGCCTGCACGTGAAGGACAGCAACGGCCGCCCGATCTTCCTCACGGCGATCGAGGCGCCAACGCCAGGCGCGGTCGGCAGCATCCTGGGCTTCCCGGTGACGCTGGGCAATGCCCTGCCGAACACGAACAGCGCGGGCAACAAGATGGCGGCCTTTGGCGATCCCGACGCGTTTGTCGTGGCGCCACGCCAGGCAACCGAGATCGCGCAGAGCGAGCACATCTACTTCCCGAACGACCAGGTCGCGGTGCGCGGCATCGCTCGGGCGGGATTCAAGGGCCGCAAGGCCACCGGGCTCGCGCTGCTCAAGACGGCGGCCAGCTAGGCCACCCACGAACTGCAAAGCGAAAGCGAAACCACGGAACTAAATCGATACCATGCCTGAAGATCCAAAACCCGAAGAGACGAAGGAGCAGAAAAAGGGCAAAGCGCCCAAGGCCCCGCTCGTAAAAGTGCGCGTCACCGGCTCGCAGCCGATCTGCGAGGCGGGCGAAGTGCGCCAGCCGAAACGACAGGAACCCAACGGAAAAGGCGGACTGCAGGAAGTCCCAGCCGATGTGTTCAAAGTGACCGAGGAGCGAGCGGAGGCGCTCGGCGACTCGGTGGAGTTGGTCGGCTAGACGAACTCAATCCTGATACCCCGGCGCCGTTCCTCGGGAGCGGCGCCGGCATTCAGGGGTGAGCGGAACACGCAAATTTTTAGCCACGGATGAAACACGGATGACGCGACGGGAGATCTTATGAATGTTGGGCTTTCGAATCTTGCCACGCTGAAGCGTCACCTGCTCCCCGACACATGGGAGACGGAGACTTCGATGGATGCGATTCTCGCGGATCTCGGGCGCGGGGTGGCTTCGCAGATGGAGCTATGGTGCGGGCGGAAGTGTGCGCGCATGGCGGATGACGTGCTGGAGATGACGGCGGATTACATGATGATCCAGTTGC